TATTTCAAGTCAAACGAGCCGTTCGTCGCACAAGACTGGGTAGCGATAGCAGACACCAATGGCGATGTTCTTCTGCATTTCAAGTACACGACCTGGCAGCAGGCTGCGTATAACAAGGCCAAGTCCGGTTTCTCTGTCGTATCAGCGACTGCTCCACAGTGGAAGTCCACGTCAAGAATGTTCAGAATGAATGGCCAAAGAAATGGCGAGGGAACCATCACGAATATGCCGCGAACATTGGCATACTTCAGGGAGGACAATTCTACTACGACTTATAACCCGGCCACAGACGTTACTACGGCCAAGTTGTCATATCCGATATGCCTGCCTGGTTATCTCGGCAAGTCAAAACACCAAAGCGACCACTGCGCATACTTGAGAGGAATCTACGGAGAGGGCGAGGAAGGCTGGCTCAAGTTTATGCGGAGCTTTCTTCCTGTGCTTCCGTCGGAGTATGGGATATTTGACGACACGACATACGGCACGGAGAAGCAGAACACCTACTACTTGGCCAGTCTCAAGTATGTCGGACAAGACGGCGAGGAAAAGTATGTCAGCCCAGCCGCGAGATTGGCAGCGGAGCGCGGTTTCGGCCACGAACTGCTCAAGCGCGGCGAATGGGTAATCGGCAAGATGTCACGCATATTCAGCATCGTAGGCCAGTTGCGTTATCCGACGACACCGGACAAATTCGCGGACAAGGTAAATGCAGCCCTCGCGGCAATAGGCGCACCTGCTCTCGGTAATAACAGCAACGTTTGGTCTTGTTCCCGGTACGGCGAGTACCTCGGTTGGATTGCGAATGGCAGCAACGGTTTTGCCAACTACGGCAGCTTGTACAGCTCGTACCTGGCTGTTCCCCTCGTGCTTTTGAAAGTTACCGCGTAAAGCGTGGCTTAGTCTTAATCTTTCGGGCGAGGAGCGTCCCCGCTCCCGCCCCTGCAAATTACAAGTGAGTTATGCCAAAGTCAGAATATTACGAACCGAAAAAGTTACCCGGAGAGAGGCCTTATCCCCAGATAAAAGAAGACGCAGACGAAATTTATGGGTTGCTGCTTCAGGCGGATACAATGATGACTAAAGTCGATAAAATCAGATATAACAATAGAGCCATCGGCCAGATTCTTGATGTTATCAAGGAATTTACCCTTGCCTACGACTTTGAGGAGGACAGGGAGATTCATCTGAAGAGGATGTGTGCTAACGTGGCAGTCTTTCTTCTGACTATGAGGAAAATCGGCGAGCGGAACGTTATTCGTGTCAAAAACCCTCTTGACACGTCAAGCCCAGACTCTATTAAACTACAGTTGATTGAGCATATCGGCAAACTTGACGAAGGTGCGACCCGCTGGAAAAATTCAATTATCAACTCAAGGAACAAGGGCACGTCCGGCATTGCGAAGCAATGAACCGGCAGTCCCGAAAAATCATAAAGGAGGCCCTCCTTCCGCGTAGCGGCAGGTAAGAGTAAGGTATGGGCCTCGAACAGCAACGTTTGGTCTTGTTCCCGGTACAACGAGAACAACGGTTGGATTGCGAATGGCAACAACGGTTTTGCCGGCAACAACAACTTGTACAACTCGAACCTGGCTGTTCCCCTCGTGAATTATGGTTGTACGAAATGGAACTCGAGACTCTAAAAGATGACTACTACGGCTGTCGCTCCAACAAGAGGCGAAGTCTGGACAGCATTCATTTTTCGCTGCATTGGGAGAGAGACCTGATGCGGCTGCTTAGGGATTTCGAGGACCGCTCCCTTGTTCCTTTTTTATATGGATTCATCAATCCCAAACCTAAAGACAGAGAAGTCATAGCGTGTCTGATGGAGATGAAGACGCTCCAGTATCACTTCGATTATCACGTGCGTCCGCTCGTCGAGGAAAGACTGACTGACAGCACGTTCAACAACCGCATAGGCTTCGGATGCGACAGGGCTATACTGAAGGTCCGTGACGACATCCGTAAAGTCTCGAAGGACTACACAAGGGATTGCTATATAATAAAGAGAGACATCAAGTCGTACTTTCCGTCAACGGATCTGGACCGCTCATACGAGAGCTATCGTGCCCTCATAGAAGAGTGTATCGAGGACAAGGACGAGAAGGACGACTTGTTGTATATTCTTCAAAGAGTCAATTATGCCTATCCTCAGGAACACGCACGTCTGAGGTCTCCGCGATTCAGATGGGATGACATCATAGCTGCCGGGAAAAGCGTTATCTTCAATAACGACCCGAAACACGGAGCCTGCCTCGGCAACCAGTTCTGGCAGGTGGAGAAGAACTTCGCGCTGGCTGAGTTTGACAGGTATCAGGTCGAGACGTGCGGACTCCATTACACAAGATTTGTGGATGATATGGTCTGGGTGGTGGAGAACCTCCAGGCCGGGCTTGCCCACGTCGCCACCAGCGAAAAGATGCTGCTGGAGAACTACGGCTACCAGATGCACCCACGCAAGAGGTATCAGCAGCACTACAGCAAGGGCGTCACTTTCCTGGGCGCGAAAATCAAGTTCAACAGGATCTATGCAAGCGACAGGGCCGTAAGGAACTGCAAGATGTCCATCCGGAAATGGAACAGGCTTGTGTATCCGTCAATGCTCGGCCACTTCCTGGACAGCATCAACAGCTACCTGGGGAACTTCAAGCACAGGAACGCCTATGGCATCATCAGAGACCTTGTCGATGAAGTCGGCCCGAAATGGGAGAAATACTGCCATTATAACGATGACCGCAGATGCTTCGAAGCGAATGAGGGCTATAAGCACAATGACATACTGAAGAGGAAATATCATTTCAAGTTCAATAAAGACAAAAGGAGTAAAAATGACAAGACAAGAAATCGAGGACAGAAAGAACGTCCTGTTCTCCCTCATTTTGGACAGGGAGGCGAAGCTTAGGGAAACCGACTATGTTGCCGCCAAGATTGGAGAGGGCTCGGCTGCTCCGGAGGAGTACGCCGAGGTCCTCGTAAAGAGACAGCAGGACCGGACGGACATCAATGCCGCACAGGCTGAGCTGGAGAAGCTTGACAAGGAGGAACCGGAAGACAAGGAGGAGAGAGTATGGATGAGATAATCACAACATTCAATCTCCCTGACGGCCTGAGTCGAGGGATAATGATAGCGTTCCTGCTCTGCGTGCTCGTTTGCTCTGCGGCTCTGATTGATATGTGGACCGGGATTGACGCGGCAAAAACGAACAGGGAGAAGATAATGAGCCACGGGCTGCGGAAGACTGTGCGAAAGATTATAGACTATCTGAGGATAGTTTATTTCTTCCTGCTCATAGACATACTCGGAGCTGTATTCACGTGGTATAGCCTGCCTTATTGTGCGATTCTTGCGACGCTGGGCGTACTTCTCATTGAGGGGCGCTCCGTCATCGAGAACTCGAAGAAAAAGAAGAGCGCGGCAGGCAGGGTTGTTGACGTCGTTCAGGAGATTATCTCTTGCGTGGACAGCGAGAAAGCGCAGAAAGTCATCGAGATGATTAAGGAAGAGCCGAAGCACGGCATCAAAGGAGAATGAGATGGGAACGATAAGCAAAGACTTCAGTTATCGGGAGTTCGAGAGAAGTGAAGTCGCGGATGCAAAGCATATCTGCAATGTCATCACTTCTTTCGAGGTCCGCGACAGCATCCTGGCGCTGACAGAGAACCTGCTCCAGCCGCTGCGCGATGCGTGGGGGAAGCCGTTGAAAGTCAATTCCGGATACAGGTGCAAGGCGCTCAATGCGGCCGTGGGCGGAGTGCCTACGAGCCAACACGTGAAAGGTGAAGCGGCAGACATAGCGGCAGGTGATCCGGTGAAGCTCGCAAGGCTTGCTGTGAAGTTGGGGCTGCCTTTCGACCAGATGATACTCTACCCCACTTTCGTCCATTTCAGCCACAAACTGAATGGCGAACAGAGAGGGCAGATTTGCTACAACTGGCGCTATAAGGGAGAAAAGGTATGAGAAGGGTGCTAATCTGGACAGCTGCCTTCCTTGCAGTGTCGTGCGGGACGCAAAGGAAAGCGATGGACACGGAGACAAGAGACAGCACGAGAGTCGTGGTAAGGACGGAGCGCATCGAGACCATTGATACGGTGTACGTGGAACTTCCGAGACAGTCGGAGACGGTGGCGGTGAGGGATTCGTCCTCCCATCTTGAGAATGACGTGGCGGTATCGGATGCAAGCGTAGATTCGCTCGGATTCCTGCACCATTCCCTGAAGACGAAGCCGCGCCGTCTTCCGGTTCCGAGCAAGAACACAAAGGAGCGGAGAGACAGCATCGTTTATCGAGACAAGTACGTCTATATCGAAAAGCCTGTCTATGTCGAGGCTGAACTGAATGCCTGGCAGAAGTACCGCCTGAAAAGCTGGTGGTGGCTCGTAGGACTGCTTGTGCTGGTGCTTGCAAAGAAAATCTATCCGATAGTGCGCAGATTCATCTGAGTTCACTATATTTGCAGTGTCCTATGCGGATGCTTGCTGGCTCAATCAATAGAGTACGTCCTACACATTTCGAGTTGTTTTTGTTGTTGGTTTGTTACTCGTTGAAGCAAGCCGTTTTATAAAATGCTATTTGGCAGAGTGTTACGCACACTTCGTGACATTCTGCATCGGAAAGTGATTGCCTGCTGGGCATTGCTTAGAATTTGCAGTAATTGATTGAAAGAGAGTCGTTTAACTACGGCTCTCTTTTCGTTTGCATTACTCTGAAATATGCATTTTTCAGCCATTTCGAGTGCACTTTTGCCACAAATCAGCACCGCTGCTCCTTCCGGAACTGAAAATTTTCACCAACGTCACCGAGGTAGTAGATTTGTTGGACTCTATTGGACACAGTTGGACTACATTGGTCGTGATTGGACGGAAATGGAGAAATAATATGGAATGAAATGATATACAAAGGAATGGTTTGCCAGTGGTGTGGGGCCACATTCGCTGCGCAGAGAAACTAATTGGCAAATTTGCCAATTAGAAAAACGTTTTCTATATTTGTCCAAAGTAAAATTTTCCTGTGGGGTGCACCACATTAAAAACGCTTGGAAAATTATGGACAAGAATCTTAAAAAATTTATGGCGACCGAGACGAGGTCTCGTGCCCAAATCCTCGACAGACACTTTGTTGAGGTACAGACGCCTGACGGCGAACTCTTCAAAATCATGTCAGACATTGCCAAGTACGACAGCGATGAATACAAGGCCTATGTCCTCCACTTGATTGAATTCATCTTCGACAGGAACTTCTCCGACGACAAGGAGCAAATGGCAAACCGCATTAGCCGCGATTGTCTTCTTAATGCCGTACCATCAATGGGCATGGACTCCGGTAACCGACAAGCCGAGCGTGTTCGCATTGGCAAGCGCATCAAGGAACTTCGTGAGGCCAAAAAGATGGAAGCACGCGATCTGGCCCTGCTCACAGGTATTGATGCTGCCAATCTCTCCCGCATTGAACAGGGCAAGTACTCCACCGGCGTGGACATCCTCTCCCGTATATGCGTCATCCTGGACGCACATTTGGATTTGATTCCCAACAGCTATAAGTAATCTTGCCATGCCTGGTATTAAATATCACTATGCTCTTGATGAGCAGAACCGTCTAATATGCATTGACGAAGTTTCAATAGAAGACAGACACGCCCATTCCTATCATTGCCTGAACTGCGGTGCCGGCATGATTCCCAGAATGGGCAAAGTACGCACCAGCCATTTTGCCCATCGTGGCGATGAGGACAATTGCGGAAACGAGACCTATCTCCACAAATTGGCCAAGCGATTGATAAAAGAGAAGTTCGACCGAGAAGGAGCGTTTGAGGTCGGCTACTACCGCGAAGTCAAATGCTCAGATCAAGACACCTGTCCTTTCGCCAAGCCAGAAGAATGTCACGAATGGAAACTGGACACATTTGACCTGAAGCAATTTTATGACACCTGCATTGAGGAACAATCAGTAGATGACTACATTGCTGACCTGCTGCTTACCAGCTCAGAGAAGCCTAATCGGGAGCCGGTCTTAATAGAGATTCAAGTATCTCATAAGAGCACAGACCAAAAGCTCCAATCAGGGCTGCGAATCATTGAAATCCGCATAAAGACAGAAGAGGATATCAAATCACTCTTGAGCTCGCCTATTGTTGAAAACCCTGACACGCAATTCGGTTATATCAGGGACATAGAAACGATTGGGTTCGCCAAGTTCCATAATTTCAAGAAGAAAGCCTCTTCACCTGAACCGTTGGAGAAACGCGACATACAACGATTCTACCTATTCCGAAGCGGAAAGGCATTTGTTACTAATATGGACGAACCAAAATCATGCAGAGAGGTTCACACGAAAGATAACGACAAAGCTATTTTCGAGGCCAGCATCGACTGCTTCTACCTGAACTCCCCTTCTCCTTATGAGTTCGGATATATGGCAGCGATTCAGAATGAAATCCAAGTGCGAACTTGCCAATTCTGCAAATACCACCGAAGTGGATACGAAGTCGGCCTCCGCTTAGATCCAATTTTCTGCTGTCTCTATAAAAAATACGGCACGCCAGAGAATCCAGAGCCACAATACGCCCACCAATGCCAATACTACCGTGAAGACAAGGAACTTATGGATAAAGTCCGTAGGCAGATGCCTCCTATTGTGATCGCAAACAGCGAATAAGGAATAGCGGAGCACGCATTTCCGCCGCTCCGCTCTCTTTCACGGCTTGCTCGAGTTTGCCGCCACATTGTAAAATAATACTTAACAGCCAATTCCATTGAGACACTGATAAAGTATCATCAGGAGTCATTCGAATAGGGATTGCCTCTTCCCCATTTTTGTATATCTTTGTACACACACTTGTCGCTGACTGTTTTCTGGCGCGGGAACCGTGGTTCTTCGGCACCGATGGTTATCTTCTACAGGTTTGCCATTTCGATGTAAGCACCAGACATTAATTTTTTTTGAAACACAATACTATGGAAACAAAGACTACAATACAGACTACTCCCACCTCTGACAATCAGTTTGTCTCGGACATCATACAAATAATCCGTAACGGCAAAGACAAGGCATATGCCGCCGTCAACGCGTCAATGATTGCCACCTACTGGAATATAGGTCGCAGAATAGTCTTGGAAGAGCAGAAAGGAGAACTGCGTGCCGAATATGGCACACAACTTTTGAAGAAATTGTCGATCGAATTAACAAAAGAAATTGGCAAAGGCTTCACTGAAAGAAACTTACGCAATTTTCGCCTATTCTATCTTCAATTCCCTGACTACGAGATTTGGCACGCGTGCGTACCAAATCTCACCTGGACTCATTTCCGTGCTCTACTTTCTGTTGAAAACAAAGATGCCAGATATTGGTATATGAATGAAGCCGCGTCAGAGAATTGGAGTTCACGTACCCTTGAACGCAATGTCGGTTCACAATACTACTTCCGCCTGCTCCAGTCACAACACAAGGAGCCTGTCATTCGTGAAATGCAGGAAAAGACGGCTGACTACCAGAAAGATAATCACGAGTTCATCAAGAATCCGTTCATAGCTGAGTTTCTTGGACTTTCCAGCAACATCGACTACACAGAATCTAAACTCGAAAGTTCCATCCTTACACACATCCAAAAGTTCCTTCTAGAACTCGGCAAAGGATACGCATTTGTAGCACGCCAACAGCACATATCAACTGATGCGGGAGATTTCTACATCGACCTCGTATTTTACAATTATCTCCTCAAAGCATTCTTGCTCATTGATTTAAAAACAACTATAATAACCCATCAGGACGTAGGCCAAATGGATATGTACGTTCGTATGTACGATGATCTCAAGCGCACCGAAGGCGACAACCCGACCATCGGACTCATCCTCTGCACCGAGACCAGCAAAGATATAGCCAAATACTCAGTTCTTCACGAGAATCCTCAGCTCTTCGCAGCAAAATACCTCACATACCTCCCATCAGAAGAAGACCTTAAACGCGAAATCGAGAAGCAAAAAGAAATATTCCAGATCCAGCAAGGCGAAATCTAATCCCAGTCCTCAGAAAATTTCCACATCGTGGATAAAATCACCAAAAACTGAAACTCCCCCACACCATAGAGAGTATTTAAATGCAAGACACACTATGAGCAATGACGATACTTACAAAGCATTCGCATCTCGCCCTCACCTTGTAATAGTAGGGGCTGGTGCAACAATAGATTCGATTCCGAATGGAGATAAAAATGGCCAACGAAGTGCTGTAATGAAAGGATTCATTGACAAGCTGGGATTTACTGGCATATTGGCAGACTCTGGGATTCAATTCGACAGTGACAATCTGGAAGACATATATTCCACTCTTGCCGAAAGAAATGATTGTACATACGTTCGTAAAAGCCTTGAAACTGAAATCTTTAACTATTTCTCCTCATTAGAGATACCAGACACAATTACCAAATATGATTTATTGATACTCTCACTTACACGCAAAGATTGCATCGCAACTTTCAATTGGGATGGACTTCTTGTTGATGCATATCGCAGAATGTTAAAGATTACTGATAATCTTCCACAAATGCTGTTTCTGCATGGAAATGTAAAAGTTGGCTATTGTACTAAATGCGGCAATTACGGGTACCATACATACTGTTGCCCCCGATGTCATACTCCATTCGCTCAATCAAAACTATTATTCCCTATTCGTCATAAAAATTACAATAATAATGCTTTCATCAAGACACAATGGGATATATTCGAAGATTTTCTATCCAATGCCGCGATAGTCACAATCTACGGCTATAGTGCACCCAAAACAGATGTAGAAGCAATAGAAAAATTGAAAAGCGCTTTTATTAGAATCTCTCAAGATAGATATTTTGACCAAATACAAATCATAGAACGTCCTGGGTTTAACCGTAATGATATCAGCTCAGCTTGGGAAGACTTATCCACCTACATTCATGGACATCTGGAAATCAAAGAATCATTTTTTGATACCTATCTTGCGGAATTTCCACGCCGTAGTGTTGAAGGATACACTAAGAGGAATATAGCAGGTTGGTGGGGCTCATCAAATAAGACATTTGAGAAAGAAAAAGGAACAAATTACACGTTGAAAGAATTAGCGATGCACATTTCACCACTGCTTACTTCTGATCCATTTGATAGCCTTTCATTAAAAACTCTCTAAGGAAATATTATGCAGACCTGAAGTGTTATTGGATATAGCGTTAATACTATTTCTGAATATCGAACGCCCCAGCGACTAAACGTCCATTGCGATTACGTACATATTCCGGAGCAAACCCACCCAGTCAGAGATGGCCTAAAAATTCAGTTACGGACTTAAACATGTCTCTAAAAGCGGCGCCGTATTCCTTTCCTTGGTAGATACGCCTTATACTTGTCCAATTATTTCAGAATCAAATCAGCATTCAATTATTTTCCATTTGCTTGCGATATTATACAAAATTTGTCTAACCTAGCAAGTGAATAGAACAATGTCATATATCGAACGCCTTGAGATACCTGCCGGCTGTCTGAACATCTCTTGCCCTGAACTGACGGCAGTGAACATGGTAGCATATCAGGAACACATCGGTGGCCTCAAGAGGGCAGCAACGGTATTGGAAGAATTGTTGTCTCTGAAGCTGGATTTCACCAAGATGGACGCCGACTTCCTGAAGGTCGCTTCCGATCCCGTATTCCAGCGTCTATGCTACCTACTGGACTGTGTCTTGGGAGAAGAAGCCATCACCGACGGTCTGCACGCCCTGATGAAAGCCGGAGGTATGAAGATGAAAGCAGTGCCGCTCAGACTGGGCACATCGGTTGATGACGCAGAAGTGGACAAGAAATGGAAAGTGATGGTGAATCAAGAAATAGAAATTGATGACTTATGATACAAAAAGCATTCATAACCCAATGGGGTACGGTTGTACCGTGGTCTTCTCCGCGCTTGGTGGAGCAGGATCTAATTACCTGCAGGGCGTTGGTGTCTATATTCAGCGACCTTCTTCCTTCCACGGCAAGAAGTACTGGTATGGTTACCCCACAAGACTCAGCCAGAGTGATGTACTTGTTGACCGTACCCTTATACAAGTCCAGTTTACGGCCTATCGACCGGCTTGATTCTCCATCAAGGTGGAGACGCAACACTTGCTTGATTTTGTTCATTTCTTTACATTTACCTGCCATGGCATGCTCTATTTATGGTTGAGTTAAAAAGTTAACGAACAAGTGGGTGGCTATGCTCTGAATTTTGTATATTTGAGTAATTATCGGTATTTTTGCAAAAATTACCGAGTAAAAGTTCTCT